CGTGTTCTTGCTCTTGTAGCAAATATGCCTTGAATATTGTAGCATTATCTCTCCATTTCTGAGGTATATTATCTGTTAAATATTCATTCTTAATACCGATAATTACATTCTTTTTATTATTATCAAGCACTACCTCATCTCTATAATCCCACTCTGGTGTTATACTAACTACGTGTAACTGTATAGAATCATCAAAGTTAAGATTTTTTATAACTTCTTGTATAAAATCCCACTCATCAGTGTTATCAGCACCTGGCCCAACTGTCGAACTAACACCGTAATATTGTATAGTCATTATACAATTACTTTTGTTGTAGCTACAAATTGATCCCGTATTTCATAGTTAAAATAATTACAAACTTTAATCATAAGACTCTCTGCATCTTCATCAGAGAGCTTTGAAGAATATGCAAATCCAGGAGCATCTTTACCTGCATCAATATTAATTGCTGTATGTCCTAAAGCTACATTCTCTTTACTATAGGTAATAGAAACACTTACTTTACCCTCTTCCCTCTCTTCACCATCTGACCCTTTAAACTTATCTATAACCATTAGATCATCCCCCTTCATAGAAATAGGTAGCTTAATATATTCGGACAGTAGCTGAGCTAATGCTGTATTAAATAAGCGTTGAAAAGATACAGCTCCCAGCGGGCATAAATTTGGAATTTCCCAGCATAAGTTAATTGCATCTTTAGAGGAAATATAATCGTCTGTTAGAGTATCCTCTAAGTCTATTAGATTATCTTTAACCTCCATTGGAGCGCGAAACGCGACAATATTTCCTACCGGGGAAACATCTTTACGAAAATATTCATACGCGAACCGGTTATGAATTAAAGATCCATCATATATATCTTGTTCAATAATCATTATATTTTATTATAGTCTACTAATTTAATGTTTCAACCCTTTTATACTGTTAATATTTTAAAATAATATTACAGATTTTATCTATGTCCTCTGTTGTAATTCCTTGATGATTTGGAACATAGAAACCTTTACTATCAACGTTAGCTGCATTAGGGTTGTTAGGTGTATAATCACCGAACTGCTTCCACATAGGACTCTTACTAATCGAACCAGCAATAAGAGGTCTACAATCGATGTCATTAGCCCTAAGCTCTGCAACACATTCATCACGCTTACTTAACATTACGGGATAACAGAAACTGGAGACAAAATCTCCGGGATGCTGTATAGGTCTAATTAAGCTATTCGAATTAGTCAAACACTCATTATAATATAAAAAGTTATCATTACGTATTTTCGCAAATCTATCAATCTTATCTACTTGCCTACACCCAATAAAGGCCTGCATATCAGTTGATCTAACATTTAACCCAGGTAGGTAAAAAGCAAACATTTTACTAAATTCACTAATATTAAACTTTTTGGCTAGTTTATTAGCTGTTTCATCATCAAGATCTCTATCCCAACCATGTGAACGAATCATACAAAGTAAGTCGTTAATTTCTTTATTATCAGTAGCGATTATTCCTCCTTCTATAGTAGAAATATGATGACCATAATATGTGGAGAAAAAACTCATACAACCAAATGTACCTAGGTTTTTTCCTAGATATTTCGAGCCCATACTCTCACATGTATCTTCAATTAAGAGTACATCGTATTTACAGCATAAATCTAGTACCCGTTGCATGTTGGGTACTAGTCCTAATACAGATACTAGAACAAAAGCGGCCGGTCGCTCTTCTTCAAACAACTGCTCTAAATGATCTAGATCAGCAGAAAGATCATACAAATTACAATCAACAAGAAATGTATCTAAACCGAGAATCAACGGTATACTAACATCCGTAGCCCAGCTCAAATCTGGTACAATAATTTTATTGTTCTTTAGTTTTCCTCCAAGCTTAAGAGCAGTAAGACCAAGCAAAATAGCGGATGAACCAGAATTGACAAACACAGAGTTGCTAGCGCCAAGCCAGTTAGAGAATTTCGCTTCATATTTTTTTGTAATTGGACCCTTTGTAAGATGTGGTATACTAGGTGTATTAAGCCAAGCTGTTAACGCTTTAATATCTTTTTTATCGATAGTATCAGATACTAATTTAACGCTCATACATATATTATAGTACTTTATCCCAAATTGCAAGAGTATGTTTAAAGGGATTACCATCTATACTCTTAACAAGATCAAGCATCATCTGTGCTAACTCTCGAATTTCTTTCTGGGCATGCTCACTATTACGAAGTTTTTGAAAGTTTGCAAACGATCTCATATTAAACATAATATCAGATTGAATCTTACTATTATATGTTTTAAAAAATCGCGCACTCTCTTTAGCCCTCTTACGTCCGAGAGATGGTTCTAATGCTTTGATTGCTTCATGGTATAGTGTATTACCAGCTGCAGTATACACTTCCAATTCCAGCTTCCAATCCTCAGGCCAGTCGTCAGGTATAAACGTTTTATCTTCTTTCAGTTCTTTGTATCGCGCCGACTCAGCATTAAGCGAAGATATTCTATGCTTAAGTAAATGAATATGAGAGGCAATATCACAATCAACAAGAAAATGTACGCTACCTTTTTCAAAGGGTGTTTCATGTCCATCGCTCCAAAGCATGTTGATGAGCTTCGGAATTCTCTTTCGTTTTTTTTCATCTAATTCTCTACTGGTTGATGTCCATGCACTGCATGCAATAACTTCATCACTACCATAATATCCTAAAAGTTCTACTGTATTACCCATATACAAGATTATTATAGACTGACTCTACACCATTTGCAAAGGATTTAAATTTGAAGTCTGGAAATAATTCTTTCATCTTTTTATTACATACATCTTTTCTAATTTGACCATCAGGCTTTAATGTATCAAACTGCAGTATTAAATCCTTACCTAAAACCTCTAAAGCAATTTCTGCCATCTCCCTAATAGAATGACATTCATCCCCTGCAACATTAAAGTCTGTCTTAAGTACTTTATCTAGACCCTGTACAATAATATCAGCAAGATCACTAGCATATATAAATTGTCTTAATGGATTACCTGTTCCAAATAATTTAAGTACTGATTCTTTATCCACTACACAATTATGAATCTTTTTAATTAGTGCAGTTACAAAATGAGCTTTCTTTTCGTTATCAAAATTGTCATATTGGCTATACAGATTACAAGCATATATCGTTGAATAATCCACACCATACCTTTTCCTATATAATTCAATTTGAGTACCCATTACCCTCTTTGCCATTGCATAACCAAAGTTAGTTGGGGTAGGCGGACCTAGATGCAATTGGTCTTCTTTAAGTGGGTAGTACATTTTAGGTAGAGAATCCGGATATACACAAGTACTAGATATAGCAATGATTTTTTTAACACCGTACTTATAAGCTTCATGAACAACATTTGTATTCATTAAGATATTCTGCTCAAGAAATTCAATTGGGTGTTCGATATTTTCTTGAATGCCTCCTACTCTTGCTGCAGCATGAACTACTGCATCAGGCATTATTTCCTCAAACATTTTTCGTACTTGAAACTGAGAGGTGAGATTATAATCTTTTGAACCTACAAATATACCCTCATGATTACCCCAATATAGTTTATCTTCGATATGCATACCTAACATACCTTTACCTCCTGTAACAAGAACTTTCATTTATATAATTTCCGGGATACGATCTTCTGCTAAGCGATATTTTTTTGCTAGCTCATAATTCTCTTTAATAATATTTATCTTGGAATTATAAAATTTCTCTGTACAATGCTTAAGTAACTCTGGTAGTTCCTTAAGTTCATTAAAAATTATCATACCATCAGTATTGAAAAACTCGCTGATGTGTTGTGTTCCCCAATAAATAGGTATGCAACCTGTCATAAAAGAATCAATAAGTTTTTCAGAAAAATAATATCCTGAAATGCAATTTTCTATTGCAAAGTGATATCTATAATCTTTCAAACCGTAAATTTTTTCTTGAAGATGTAAGTGTGATCCTTGAGCGCTACCCCAAACATCAATATTTTTTCCAGCTCCGGCTATAATACTATATCTAAGTTTATGTCCTAACAGATGTTTTTTCCAAGATGCTATAATAGAAAAGTTTTTGGTCTTAGGATGTATTCCCTTTTCTTCCTCACGTAGCCAGCAACCTCCTATAGGTAACAATATTGCATGATCCCATTTTTGCAAGACTCTCTCATCATGTGTCCAAATTGAATCAAACTTATCCCCGTTTTCAATAATCCAGTTAGTTTGATCTGGTATAATTTCCGGAGACTCGACCAACCAAGCAATATTTTTACCTCTACTCGACCGGTTCATTCTTTTAATTAAATTATTGTCAGTCCATACAACTAGATCTCCATTAGTATAATTACTAGTACGATCCCACTCAACTGGAGATATATCATTAGGAATATGAGCAGGGTTAGAGCTATATTTGCAGTGTGCAAATATAGAATCTTCAAGGTATATTTTTATTGTTGACATATTAATTTAAATAGTTAACCATCGATTTGGAATAATATCTTTTGGATCAAGACTACGATGACCGGGTCCAAACCACAACTTAGGTGCAATTACAATTTTTTCGTGTTTAGTATTTTGCTCACCCAACCATGCCCCCCACCAACCAAACGTAGAGTTACAAATTATATTATTTCGACATAAAGACATATGATATAATACTACAAAAGGATCATTATCAGTTGAATATATTACCTTATCAGATTCTCCAAATATTTGCTTAGCTGTTTTTATATCATCCGAAAAAATAATAATTTTTTCAAGTCCCGCCTTTCTAACAGCTTGTTGCCAGTAAGAACCTGGTTGAGCTGGATGGCTGTCACGCAGATGTACATAGTCTCCTAATCTTATATGTAGAGCTGTACATATATCCGGATCAGGATAATATTTATTATCCAATTTATTAGAAAGAATATCTTTCACAGATTTTTTAAATTGAAACTGGTTAGCAACTTCAGTTTTTGCTTCTACAAAATATTTTTCACTTTGAAAATAACCTACCATGTTAGTAAAATCATCAACAGTTTGTTCTTCATAATGGAAGGGAAATTCTATATCGGTAAAAGATAAGTTATTTCTATCTAGTATCGGTATAGTAATATCAAATCCATCGAAGATAGATGTGTTGTTACGACCGTAACTTGGCTCATAATATGTTTTATTATATGGTATTGCAATATCAAAACCAGTCTTTTTAGCCATCCCTATTACCGCAGCCAACTGAAACATACTGTTACATAGGTTTCCTCTCCTGCCTATATTTAATGAAGTAATCATTTGTGCCAATTCCACTCATCAACATGAGCTTTTAGTTCATCTGGAGTCATACTCTCAATTTCCATATAATAATCTCTGTTAAACTTAATATGCGGGTTATGATTATAAGAAGTCTCGCCCCGGGCATGTGTTAGATGCCATAGAGGCCATTGTGTACGAGCAATTTTGGTACCTAATTTCTTAAATCGAGTATTAATTTCGTTATCTTCATAACCAACACTTTTAAAATGCTCATTAGCCCCACCACATTTCCAATAATGCTCTCTATCAAACATCACAACACCACCAACAGAATGTGGATTGAATAAAGTACAATTACCTAGATCTACATTACGAAGATCTTTTGTTTCATTAATAATATCAAAATATGTTTCCGGTACATCATAAAAATGACCATCATACGGGTATACTAGTTGTGCTTGACCGTTTATAATTGCTTCTGTAGCCCCAATAATCTGCTCAGGTCTTAAGAGGATATCGGCATCGTAATGAGCAATAACTGGAGTAGTTGCCTCTTTTGCTGCAAGGTTAACTCCTCGCTGCCTGTTAAAGAATTCATCTGTTTCAATATAGATGTGACGACACTTAAAAGCTTTACACATATCGTGTAGCTTACTAGATGTATCCTGCTCACTAATAATAATATTAGCATCAAAGTGATGCCGTAGATAAGATAAAGTCGTTCGAATATTACGAATACGATCTTCATGATCTACCTTAGCGGCTATCAGAAACGTTAGCTTTTCTTTTAGATCTTTTTTCATTAATTATTTTTTGATAACGTTTAATAATCTCTACAACTTCTTGCTGTGGAGTATCGGGGACTTTCACCGGTGATACTTTGTTCTTACTCATAAAATATTGCGCTGCTTGTTGAATGTTCGATTGCCAATCCGGCCGCGGCCTAATAGCTGAAGAGTCTTCTGAACACTTCTGTTCTTGTACATAATCTAAACTGTTAGCAATATCTGCCCACCACCAGTACGGTGTACTAAAGCCATTCTTAGCTAACTGATAGGAATGATCAACATGCTCGAATGCATTAGTAAAGTTTTCATCATATAGACCGACTTTTTCTAAAGATTCTCTAGTATAGAATGTAACCGCGCCAACACAATGCTGATTAAGAGCAATGCGCAACTCATCAAATGGCCCGTAATCGAATACCAACCTAGGTACCGGCTTACCGTAGCTAATACCAGCTTTATTGGCCGGTCCATGATATGCAAACATAAAGTGATGAATACCTGTAGTCTTATAAGCGCGTATATACTCTGCAAACAAATTACCAGTAAACTTCATATCATCTTCAACAAGAATTATATAATCACAATCCTTATCTAGTAGATTTTGTATAGCAGCATTCTTAGCTTTACCTACACCTACCCCACCTGTTGTACGTATAAACTCTACACCATGTCGCATTAATGGGTATTCTTTTTTACCGTCATCAACTACTACCAATTCATCATACCATTCATCATTGAGAGACTCAAAGCAAACATTAAACATATCTACCCTATCACAGGTTATAATACCTACACCAATCTTACTCATTACTTATATTTTATACTACAAAAACACTATTTCAACTATAAATATAGATATGCCATGCGTTGATAATAAGAGTCTAATTTACAATATTAAAGAATTACCTGAAACGTTTTCTGTAGCCGACGGTGATTTACTTTTAATTGAAACAGAAGACGGTACAAATATTATGGATTTCGCCAATTTTGTAATTGGTCTAGATAATACAACGTTTGGTACTACAATTACTCAACATTCTACTGATATTCTTGCTCTTTCATCTGATTTTACATCCTTATCAGAACAAGTTAATACAGATATGGCTACAATTGTCGGAAGTAATACGAGAGCTTTTGTTACTTTATCGGCTCAAGATTTATATGGTCCAAAATTAATAAAGGGTACAAACATTACATCAGTTGAGTATATAGTTGCTACTCATGTCATTAGATTTAATTTTAATACTAACTTACCTAATACTAATTATTTAATTTTACCTACTGCTGCAGTAACTAACAGTGCAAACGAACTTGTTCAGTTTACTGAAGCAGATAAAAATACAAATTATGTTGATTTGAGTGCCGTCAACATCTTAGATGGTGGTCTAGCTGCTAATGCCGGTACATTAGGATTTCAAATTCAAACGTTTTAGAAATTAAAACGGTCTGATTCACTGGCATGCCGCTGCGTTCCTCCATCTAAACCAAATTGTTTGAAAAGTTCCTTTTCTTTTTCTTCTCTATCTAATTCAGCTTTCTGCATCCTTACTAAACTCTCTAAATCATCTATATTATTAGGGTTTAAAATAGACTCTTCATCACCATACATATTACCATCTGGTGTTACATATTCAGCAATCATATCAATACGTGCTTGAGAGTCATCCGGGAGTAAAATGACACAAGGTGAGTCCCCTTTTGGATAAAATACGTTGGCATCTGCTTGTGTCATATATTGCATATATAATGTATAGAATATATTATCCATCTCATTGATAAATTTTAGATCTACATCTCTAGTACCATCATCAACTACGCCAAATTTTTCATTAAAACGTGTCATAAAAATAATATCTAAAGAACGTATAGCTTCACGCGACATTGTTATCTGCTTCTCAACAAATTCATCAGTAAACCCTTCCATCTCTTTACCATTTGCCCACATTGTATATGCAACAGCATCAAGTGGACATCTGTCATAAACAATCTTATCTTTTAAATCTTTACCTTGAATCTGATCTACCAAAAAATCCAATATAAGAGTTTGTGTTTCCGGGGTAGTCTTAGAAGAGTGCTCTAATTTTTTTTCATTTAGTTTGTCCCGATATGTTTCTTCTGGAGTTTTATAATTAGACCAGGTGTGTAGAAAACTTTTTACCATAGTAGATTTACCACTATTTGCTGTACCACTAAAAGCTATTCTCATATTATTATTATTATTTACTATTTACCTACTTATTATCAACAAATATCTGTGCTCATTATTCAGACCTTCAAAGCTTTATCCCATACTAATAAATGAAGCCTTGGTGAAAAATGAACATGCATTGACTTTGCATATTCAACTACCGCTTCTGCATTATTAATATGCTCCTCACGTGAACCTGCGCATGGCATAAACCAAATACGATCACGATCTAAATTAATGCCATGCTCATCTTCAACATATTTACGCCAGATCTCTTCAATGTCAGCTGCTGGATCATTAATAACAAACTTAAACCCTGAACCAATCGTCTTATGATACTTAAGTACCTCAGGCTTATAAGTCTTTTCTTCAGGATCACCATTAGTAGTTAGCTTCGGTGAAGTAGTAAAAGTAGCTCCAAATTCATCATGCCATCTAGGATCGGGCATGAGTGTAGCATTAGTTTCAAAATCAATCTTAGGCTCAAACCCGTATCTATAAATAAACTCGTCTACTAGCTTAAGTAATTGCTTTTGCTGTATAAGAGGCTCACCACCTGTTAGTTTCCAGATTGTACCCTTCTCAAGCTTTTCAATCCAGTTATTATCTTCCATCATCCGAAATATTTCGTTGAAGGTCATTTTGTTCTTAACTGTCCAAGAGATAAAGGAATCGCAACCATGAGGAGAATCTTCACTTGCAAAGCCTATACAGGTTAGATTGCACATGGCCATTCTCATAAATAAAGAACGTTGACCAACATACTCACCTTCACCTTCAATAGTATAGAAGATCTTATCATCAGATAGTATTAAAGTTTGTTTATCGAGATCCATCATAGATATTATAACAATGATATTGAATTATTCAACTGAATTAACGAAACTATAGTCAACTATTTAACTATACATTCTCTAATAACCTTCCTAAATATTATTGTATGAGTAGACAAAACAAAAAAATAAACTCTCATGATGAAATTGGTGAAGATATTTTTGACAGTAACTGGCTTATGGATTTTAAATTACGTAAACCTTTTTACTTTAAACCTAAACATCGTGAGTTTTATAATATACTTCATGAACCCTCAACACAGATGTCGTTTGTTGATGGGCTAGCCGGTACAGCTAAAACATATATTGCTGTTTATGCAGCTTTAGAAATGTTGAAGGAAGGTTTATTTGAAAAAATTGTATATATTAGATCTGTTGTTGAATCAGCAGACAAAAGTTTAGGTTCATTACCTGGTGAGATTGATGATAAATTTTCACCGTACATGATGCCCCTCATAGAAAAAGTGACTGAGATTTGTGGACCTGGTACATGCAGTATGCTTAAGTCTAAAGGTTTAATAGATGCTATACCTGTAAATTTTGTTAGAGGATTAACATTTAACAAAATATGTGTTATTGTTGATGAAGCTCAAAATTTAACTAAAGGTGAACTAACAACTATTCTTACTAGGTTTGGTCGAAATAGTCAATATATTGTTTGTGGTGATACAAAACAATCAGACGTTAAACAATCTGGATTCTCCAGTGTTTTTAAAAAGTTTGCATCAGAAGATTGTAACGAAAAAGGAATCTACACTCATCAATTTGGAGTAGAAGAAATTGTACGTAGTAAAATACTTCGATTTATTTGTGATAAACTAGCAACTTAATACCAAGACGGAGGTTGTCTGGTTGTCCAAACAGCGAACGGCTTATCATTAATTATATATTGTTTATATTTATCTACTGGTTTTAAGCTATTGAACCCCGGTACCTGTCTGCATGTTTGATCAGCAGCAATCGCAACAGCAAACTCGGTCTGCTTACCCTTAGGTAGATTCTTAGGCGGATTCTTAAACACTTTAGCTAATTTTACTTCAGTTAAATGAACTTTACCATAGCGATAAGTATATTCATTACATGCAGCAATAAAATGCCTATATAACCACTGGTAGTTAGCAGTATTATTTCTACACCATATACCCGATGGGTGCTTAATATGAGAAGCTTTATAAAGTAACTCTTCCATATTGTTATCAGGATGCAACCAGCGCTTAATACGTCTATTAAGACGAGTTCTACCTTCATATTCTCTACCATCAAGTACCCGGTGAGCTGTGGACATTAATTGAGCATACTCAACAATCATCTTAACAACATGCTTGTCACACATTTCTTTAGCAGAAATAACCGGGCACTCGTTAGTAGTAAATATATTCATTATATATATTATAACAAAGTTCTTATGCAAGAAGAGCCAATGCTTTACCTGACATTGAGGTATTTACAAGATTCCTAATAAGCTTTTCTGGTGATTTTTTACCAGTATGGGTTTCATACTCTGTAATAGCATTTAATGCATCCCATTTTGTCTCGCCAACATTACCTCTACCCTTTTCAAATAGCTCGATCAGTTTTTCACGCTTTGATATACGTCGTGAAGATTCATCTTCTAAGACAGGTACTATTTTTTTCGTAAATTTAACCATTTCATCACGAGTAAACGCAGAATTCTTTAACTCTACCATGGTAGAATTAAAATTCTTAGCTGCCTTTATTGAACCAATAATACTCTGCAACATCTTTTCTACTTTCATGTCAAAGGAAAAGGAATGTCTACTAGTACTATCTGCGTCACCATTAATAAGATGCAATGCATTGTCGCAAGCTATTCTTGTAGTTGATGGAATAGTCTTATTCGAGCCCATACCAGTATTATCAATTACAGTATAGAAATATGGCTCAATTACATCACCATCAACATTAATATTAGCGGCTAATTTAGATTGAATAAGAACTTTTCGACCATTCCTAGAGGAAGTATAACCAATATGATCAATATCACCAACTTGGTGTGATGCTTTATCTAATACATCAACCATCTCTTCCATTTGAATAGGTCGGTACTTGTTACCTACTATTCCAAGATGTTGCCGTGTATCTGTACGTTGGAGTGAGAATGTATCTGGAATAGGTACTTGGTCTCTCCCAAAAACAGGAACCTTTTCTACTTCAAACTGAGGTACTTCACTAAGTGAACTAATTGTATTAATAAAACCCATAATATTTTTTGTTACACTTAATTATATCGGAGTTCCTATTGATTTTCCCTGACTACCTCTAATATTCTACCTGGATCACCGGTAATTTGCTCCTTTACTTCATCATTCCTAAATACTAATAGGGTAGGTATTGATCTAATACCATATTTTTCAGCAAACTCCGGACTATCATCGATATCAACAATATCAACCTTTAAACCTCTTGCTGCTAACATATCCTTAACTGCTTGACATGGTCCACACCATGGTGCTGTTGCTAATTTAATAATAGATTCTTGCTTCATAACATAATTATACCTTAATCTATAGTGGTTGCAACGGTAAATAAAAAAAAAGAGCACCAGCTAGCTGGTGCTCTTTATAGATTGTACTACTTTCTAACGCAAGCCTGTTGACTCAAAGACATCACGTGCAACTCCAGCGGAGAAGCCATTTTCAACCCCTTTGACTATTACAGAAATAGCATTGTGACTATGAAGCGATTCGTTATGAGAGGCTACAATCTTAAAATCCTTAATACGCTTATCTTTATCTAGACGTGAATACAGAAGCCTTACAGCATCCTCAACAAATTTGAGAAATGCTCCATTCTTCTCAGCAAATGCTTGCTCATCTTCACGCTTAACCATTACTTGTGTTTCTGTCTGTAGAGCATCTAAGCATAGCTCTTGAAGATCTTCAATCCAAAGTTTATCTTCAAACCTAACACTAACACGCGCCACACTACGTTGACTATGAGGTACAGTAGCGCGATTACGATACTTCTCAGCATGCTCACTAAGCTCAAAGCTACAGGGACAAGCAGATGAATATACAAAATCAAAGTGAAGATACTTCTTAAACTCACCATCCTTAGTAAGATCACCTTCTAGTACTACATCATAATACTGATAACCTTCTAATCCACTACGTAAACTAGTCTGCTTAATAGGATAGGAAATCTTAAGCATAATACGTGAATCAAAACTCTTAAGATTCTCTTTATATGTCGTGAGTACATCTTTAATCTTACCAATACTAAACGTCTCATCCTTATGATCATAGAAGCTTCTCATTATACGTGACATATTAATGCCTTTCTTATGAGCTTCCAAACTCACACTACCTGTTACGCTAGTTTCTAACTCGATTGTTTTACCATTACGCTTCTCATAATTAAGAGGTAACTTAAAGTTATGAATACCAACTTGCTGAATAGCTACCGGTGCACCTTGAATAAGACTTGAAGGACCATTCTGTAGATCCGGTAGTGATGCAATATACTCTTTACTCGCATCTACGTTATCATCATACTCACGAACTGGTGGTACGTACCCGTCAGCACATTCACTACCCATAATATCTTTTGCAATAGTATCCTTTTCACCGGTGAGCTCATCGTCATCACCTAGCCATTCATAGTTGGAGTTATTTTCTGTCTTACTCATAGTCAAATATAATTATAACATATTGAATGTATTAATCAACTAATCTCATTCATTTTAAACTTTTTTAAGCTATTTTTCAGAAACACTTGCAATCAGGGTCGCAGATGAATAAATGGATTGTAGAGAGACGGTAACCACTAATGTTCAGATATCTAGAGATCAGTATATAGTATTATAACAAATACCCAAACAATAGTTGATTTATCCGGTACAATAGGTTATTATATATATATGAAATTTACTAGTAACAAAATAATTAACCTAGGTTCGGCTGCCTTTAGACAATGGAGATCGACTCATAGTCACTGTCAGTATATTCATGGATATAATTTAACTGCAGACATTACATTTGAAGCTAATGAATTAGATGAACGTAACTGGGTTATGGATTTTGGTGGATTAAAGGGACTTAAAAAGACTTTAGAACATACTTTTGATCATAAATTAGTAGTTGCACAGGATGATCCTAAGCTAGATCTAATTAAGCAATTAGATGAAGCAGGTATAGCAGAGGTCGTCGTATTACCTGGTGGTGTAGGATGTGAACGGTTTGCAGAATTTGTACTTAAGACAGCAGATACATTTGTAGATGAATCAACTGGTGGTAGAGTTCGTGTAAAATCTGTACAAATAAATGAACATGGTAGTAATTTTGCTACTTGTTATAGAGATGAAAGTAATGTATCTATTTCATTTATAGAGACCCAATCTAGTACTGAGCCTGTACAATTGGAAGATGTTCATGGACCTATTGCTACTAGTGAAACTTCTACACCAGTAGCTGATCCTAGGGCGGCCCCGATTGGTAATACAGGTACAAAAACCAAAGGTGGTTGGTTTGAAGGTACTACCTGGGGGTAATTATTGCGGGTGTAGCTCAGTGGTAGAGCATTTGCTTGCCAAGCAAAATGTCGTGAGTTCGAATCTCATCACCCGCTCCAACTTAATGCCATCTTAGCTCAGTGGTAGAGCAGGGATCTTGTAAGTCTCAGGTCGTCAGTTCGAATCTGACAGATGGCTCCATTATTGTGAACTAAATTGATCGTCGTATAACTTATTAGTTATATCAATTAAACGTTCAATAAAATCTGAATTGCGTAATTCTTTAAATGCAAGATTACCAATACCAAACTCACCATCTACATCTAATGAGTCTTTACGCATGTTACTTATTTTACGCCTAAGAGCATTTGCAGATTTTTGTAAGAATTCTAAGTCTTCTATTGAAGCTGTTTGATGAGCCATTTCAAGATCGGATATCTCTCCCTTTATTTTATCTGCTTTAGCTAATACATCTCTCTCATCAATAGTGGGCTCATTATAATTAGGTTCAGTTATCCATTCATCATCAAGTAAAGAATAGAGGCCTGAAGCTTTATGAGGTTCATGTATATCTTGGAAGTAAATTTCAACTTCATAACCGCCAATGTTAATATCATGACGAAGATTCCAAACAAACCGTTTACCATCTAAAGCCTTTTTAACTAAATCTTCATCAGCGTTAATGTTTTCAAAATCTAGAAGAATGTGAGTATCAAGATCAGAAAAATCTGTATAGTTGTAATTAGATAATGAACCGGTAAGCTGAATATCTTCTACTAAATCTTCAACTCCAGCATCTTTAGCTACATCCATTGCAATAGTAATAAGTCTGTCTCTAACATCAGAATCAAACTCTTTTGAATCACTCCAAAATCGTTGATTAAGTGTATCGTTATAAAAACGACTTTCAAAAAATGTTTTAAAATTAATCATCTATACTAACTTCTATATTTTTATCAGCAATATTTTCCTGACTAACATCGATTAGAGCGTCAAGATCTTTTTGAATGAAATCTTTACCTACCAATATTTTATATAAATTAGAGGCTCTATTACCAATCGAGAATGGAATATTATTAAATTCTTTCTCACCTATTTTAAAATTTAACTCAACGACTGGTCTATGCTCCATATTACCTGCACCAACGTTAATAGTTATTTCTCCTTTTTTAGGAAGTAACAATGTCTTACCGTTGACAGTGCGAAAAAATACTTTATCACCCTGCTCCTGAATATCTTCACCATGTATAACATTATAAGCACCATTACCTGAGTCTAATTTAGCGGGTATTTTACCAATACCATCAATATTGAAAAACTCAATAAGCCCTAAAATAGACTTTTCTTCTATGTATTGTAAAAAAGTTTTCATTTGTAATTATTAGCAAGAGCATTCATCAGCTTCTGCACCACATCCACAATCATTAATATCTTCATGACCGACATTAAACATTGATGCATGTTCACCACTAGCGAAATCATAGTCTAGTTTGTGAAAAACAGAACCGAGATAATCAGCAGCCTTAGTAATTTTAGCAGCGGTCCAACCTTCCAGCGCTGGAAGATCTTTCATCATAAGGCTAAGAGCAAATGCATATTTTTCAATTTTGTAAAGCTCAGCGAGAGCCATTTTCATTTCAGAATCATCATGATGATTTACACGCGGCATATTCTCACCATCTTCAGCTGTCTCACCAGCAAGCTTACTAATACCTCTATCAGCAGCATCAATAGCCTTATCAGCAAGAGCTCCTACAGCACTACCTGCAGCTTTAATACCTTCACCACCAACTTCAGCAGCAACCTTTCCGGTCTCAACTGCAACATCTTTTGCAAAATTACCAGCACCACGTAAGACCTTTTTTGTTGTATCACTTGTTGCTACTTTTTTAAGAGCGGAACCAGCACCTCTTACTGCAGCACCTATACCGCCGGCGAGTGCACCAAGCCCTTCTTCAGTTAACTCACTCTCACTATTAACTGCACTATCTATGATAGTATCAATCTTCTCAAGTTGTTTTGCTCTAATCTCTTCTGCCGTTATCTTCGGGGAAATTGCTGAATACGCCTCAGCAATTAAACTTGCATCATTAAGTTTAGACTTCATGCATATATTTATGCTTCAAGCACTGATTTTATAGCAGCTTTATCTGTTTCGGATACTTCTTCTGGTACAAAATAAGATATAGCCTCATCAATATTGTTAGCAATGAGAGCTCTTGTTTTAGTACCTGAAATACCATCTTCTTGAAGTGGTATTTTTGTCACACTCACTAGCGGATATTTGTCAGCATTCTTTTCAAAGTAAGCATATCTCTTTACGTCTTCATCTTTATCCCCAGCACCGACTGTAATCTCTACATCTTTATTTTCATCTGCATAATCATAAACAGATTTTACTGGTGAAATAGGTGCTAATATAACTTCAACTGGTTTACCTGCATACTTAGCATAAATATCCCAAATTGCTTTTGATTGTTCAGCAGTAATACCGTCCCGATCCTTATTACCAATGACAACGATACCACGATCGGCATCTTCTAAAAGATATTTGAAAGCGCTGAAATGACCTTTTGTAGGTGGTTTGTAACCACCTGGCATAAGTGTTATTCTCTCCTTGTCTCTTAGGTGCTCTCCGTCTTCGTAATATTCTCTAAACGTTTTCATTTGGTAATTGGGGTAGATGTTTGACCTCCACTAAAGTTAGCTCTACTAAACTCTAAACGATCAACTAGCTTAACTGCATCACCTTCTTTACCTACAGCAACATAACCTTCGGGGTTAGAAGCGGTAAGAGTACCATCACCATTATCTAAAAAGTGCTTTGTATTGTAAACAGCATTATTGTATTTGTTAACAAAAATTTGTTTAGCTTGGGATAATAGTTTACTTATCTTAAATAAATTTATAATATCTTTTTGACGTGATTTAATATCAGCTAGCTTCTTTTTAAATGCTTCTGTAATGCGCTCTTTACCGGTTTTAGACTTACGTTTAGCAATTTCTTTTTCCATCCGGCCTTTCATCCAATTCATAAATCCTTTATATGAACCTTCTGCATCTTCTAAAAATTTACCTTCACGAATCTCTGAGTTAGCATAAATGTTAAGTAGGTCTAATGGAAGATCTTTATATTTAACCTTAATACCATCTGCAGTCTTTGCTAAATCTCTAACTTGCTTAGCTTCATCCTTTGTAAGAGTAACAGTTCCTGTAGCATCAGTAAATACAGCATCATCAACCCATACACCAGGTACCTTTTTAAGACCTTTTACATTGATACCATATTGAGGTGGTGAGTTTAAATCACTATAACCAGTATG